TGGACAAATAAAATTCTTAGTTTCTGGAAGTGCACCCGATACATTATATTATAATTGTCAATTACACTCAGCTATGGCTGGTGTTATAAATATAGTAGATGGTAATCCTGATTTTATATATAAAACTCAAATTGCTTCTAAATTTACTGGTTCGGTTGATATAAGTGGTAGTTTGTTTATAAACGAATCTTTTGGTGGATTGTTTTTGGCATCATCTTCAAAATATTATGGTGAAGGTACATATCTTAGAGATATACCTCGTTCTGCATTAACGGAAGATGCATTAGTTTCAACTGAAATTAAATCTGGTTCGGTAACTGCATCGGTAAGTCCTGATTTTGGATTTAGAGTTCAATCGCAAGAAAGTGGTTCTCAATTTAGCGGAAGTATTTCAGTAAGTGGAAGTATAACACTATCTAATGATGGATTCTTTGTTGGTGATGGTAGATTTATAACAAACGTACAAGCGGCAGCATCTCCATTGATAGCAAGTGGTTCGGCAACTGCATCGGTAACAAGTGGTGACACATTTATAGTAACCACTGGAGCAACTGGTTCTCAAATCGGTTCTCAATTTACCGGTTCAGTATCAGTAAGTGGTTCGATATCAGCAGTAGATGTAACATCAACTGGATTTTTATTTGGAGATGGTAGATTTATTACTAACGTTGTTGCTGCAGCAGCTCCATTGATAGCAAGTGGTTCGGTAACGGCATCGGTTCAAAGTGGAGATACATTTATAGTAACAACTGGTGTAACTGGTTCAGCTATTGGTTCTAGATTTACTGGTTCAATTGATGTAAGTGGTTCATTAACCGCAGATGATTTAACAGCAAGAGGATTTGTATTTGGTGATGGTAGATTTTTAACAAATGTACAGGCATCAGCTGCACCATTGATAGCAAGTGGTTCGGCAACTGCATCGGTAGCAAGTGGTGATACGTTTAGAGTAGTAACCGCACCATCTTCTGGTTCATATCAATCTCAATTCACATCATCGGTAGCAATTAGTGGCTCAATTACAGCATCTATTTACTATGGTGATGGTGCTGGATTATTTAATATTCCACCGGAATCAATTGAAGGACTTGAATTATTTAAAATTAATTCTGGTTCTGGTGTTGCTATTATTGACCCATTAAAATTAGATGTAAACGTACCAATAACTGCTGCACTTTATATAGGTGATGGTGGTGGATTATTTAATATTCCTGCAAACGCATTGCAAGACCTTAAGTTAGATAGAATTATATCTGGTTCGGTTCAGGCAGTAATATCTCCTAATAGAGGTTTGGAAATTGGGACTAGAACATTTGTGTCTGGTAACTTAAGTGTTAGTGGTGGATTATTTGTTACTGGTAGTGATTTAATATTATCTTCTGGTTCTTCATTTGTGGGAGATGGTAGTGGTATTAGAAATATTAATATTGCAAATTTAGCATTTGAAACTTCTTTACTACAATCTGGTTCTGTAACTGCACGAATTTCTCCTAATAATGGATTTGTAGTAAATACATCATCATCTATTGAAGGTGATTTGAGTGTACTAAATAAAATAACTGTAACTAATATAACTGCAAGTGGAATCATTAAATCTGCATTATTTACTGGCTCATTCTTAGGTACATATAATTTTCAAGGATTAGGACCTACGGCATCTGCAGAATATGATATTTTAAGATTTGATGAAAATCGAGGATATTTTGTACCTCAACCCGAAACTTCATTAACTGAAACTGTATCATTTAATAATGTTAGTGATTTAACAATTGTACATAATTTGGGAATTAGATACCCAATGGTTCAGGTTTACGCTACTGGTTCTGAAGACCAAATTTTACCTGGAACTATAAAATCAATCGATGATGATACAATTCAAATTAAATTTGCTGGATTAACTTCTGGGCATGTTGTAATTGGAAGTGGTGGTTCGTTGATTAATGGTACGATAACTGGTGATAGAGTATTTGGTAATGTTCTATCAGCATCATATGCAGTTAGAGCTGGTGTGGCTGAAAGTATTGTTGGATTTAATTCAGCATCATTGGCAGCATTGGGTGATTTGGAAAACTTTGTAAGAAATTCACAAACATCATCAATGGCTGTGTTTAGTGCAGTAAGTTCTTCTTATGCATTAACCGCATCATATGCATTAAATGCAGGACAGGGTGGTACTGATTTGTTTGTTTATTATACAAGTTCATTAGCAAAATCTCAAGTAGGAAAAATTAACTTTACTGGTAGTGGTGTAACTGTTACACCATCTGGTTCAGATGGAGTATTAGTAACTATATTAGGTGGTGGTGGTACTGGCGGTGGTATTGGTGATTTACTTAGTTCACAAACTTCTTCAATGTTAGTTGGAACTGCATCTTTAGCATTCACCGCATCATACGCTCTTTACGCTCTAAATGCGGAAGGAGTAAATACGGCATCATTCTTACAAGTAAATAAAGATAGTAGTATAAATGCAAACTTAACTGTTAGTGGAAGTTTAGGAGTTAGTGGTAGTGTATTAATAGGAAATTTACCATCTGCATCATATGAGCAAGTAGTAATTTGGGATACTGTATCGAAAAAATTAGCATATAGAAACGTAGCTGCAGCAGTTGGTTCTTCTGGTACTTCAGGAACTTCTGGAGTAAGTGGTACGGATGGTACATCGGGTACATCAGGAACTTCTGGTACAAGCGGAGAAAGTGGAAGTTCTGGTACGTCTGGTACATCAGGAACTTCTGGTAGTGAAGGTTCGTCTGGTACAAGCGGTACATCGGGAACTTCTGGCGTTGATGGTACATCAGGAAGTAGTGGTACAAGCGGCACATCAGGAACTTCTGGTACATCAGGTACATCAGGAACTTCTGGAACGTCTGGCACATCAGGAACTTCTGGTACATCGGGAACGTCTGGTACAAGCGGCACAAGCGGTTCGGATGGTACATCGGGAAGTAGTGGTACAAGCGGCACATCAGGAACTTCTGGAACTCGTGGAACATCAGGTACGTCTGGTACCTCGGGAACTTCTGGGTCTTCTGGTTCATCAGGAACTTCTGGAACAAGTGGTACATCTGGAACTTCTGGAAGTGGTGGCTCATCGGGAACTTCTGGTACATCTGGAACCTCTGGCACAAGCGGAAGTAATGGTAGTACAGGTTCTGCTGGAACCGCTGGTACTTCGGGAACTTCTGGTACATCGGGAACTTCTGGCACATCTGGTTCGAATGGTAGTAGTGGTACATCGGGAACTTCTGGCACATCTGGAACTAGTGGTACGGCAGGTACTTCGGGAACTGCCGGTGAATCTGGTTCGGCTGGTACATCTGGAACCTCGGGTACAGCTGGCACAAGTGGTACATCAGGAACTTCTGGCACAAGCGGTACAACTGGTTCTGCTGGAACTTCTGGTACAAGTGGTTCTGATGGTCAAGCGGGAAGTAGTGGTACATCGGGAACTTCTGGCACAAGCGGTACATCCGGTACAACTGGTTCATCTGGAACTTCTGGCACATCTGGAACTTCTGGCACATCAGGAACTTCTGGTAGTGATGGTACGTCTGGAAGTAGTGGTACATCTGGCACAAGCGGTACTTCGGGAACGTCAGGAACATCGGGAACTTCTGGTAGTGAAGGTTCATCGGGAACTTCTGGCACAAGTGGTAGTAGTGGAACTTCTGGTACATCAGGAACTTCTGGCACATCAGGAACTTCTGGCACATCGGGAACTGAAGGTACAAGTGGTTCATCTGGCACAAGCGGAAGTAGTGGTACAAGCGGCACAAGTGGTACTAATGGTTCGGAAGGAACTTCTGGTACAAGCGGCACATCAGGAACTTCTGGTACAAGCGGAGTAGATGGTACTTCTGGAACTTCTGGCACCTCAGGAACTTCTGGTATAAGTGGTAGTGATGGAACTTCAGGAACTTCTGGCACAAGTGGTACAAGTGGTTCAGATGGCACATCGGGAACTTCAGGAACTTCTGGCACAAATGGTTCGGCTGGAACTTCAGGTACAAATGGTTCTGAAGGAACTTCAGGTACATCTGGTATAGATGGCACATCGGGAACTTCTGGAAGTGATGGTACATCAGGAACTTCTGGAACTGATGGCACAAGCGGTACATCGGGAACGTCTGGTTCTGCTGGTACTTCTGGTACATCGGGAACTTCTGGAAGTGATGGCACATCAGGAACTTCTGGAAGTGATGGCACATCAGGAACTTCTGGAGTGAGTGGAACATCGGGAACATCTGGCACATCTGGTTTGGATGGAACATATTTTGGTTCTTCGGGAACTTCTGGAGAAAGTGGGAGTAGTGGTACTTCTGGTACAAGTGGCGTAAACGGAAGCGATGGTACATCGGGAACTTCTGGAACTTCTGGACAGGATGGAACATATTTTGGTTCATCGGGAACTTCTGGAGAAAGTGGAAGTAGTGGTACTTCTGGAACTTCTGGTACAAGCGGTGTAAATGGAAGTGATGGTACTTCTGGAACTTCTGGTACAAGTGGGTTAGATGGAACGTTCTTTGGTACTTCAGGAACTTCTGGAGAAAGTGGTAGTAATGGTACATCAGGTACAAGCGGAGAGAATGGCACATCGGGAACTTCTGGCACATCTGGAACTTCAGGAACTTCTGGACAAGATGGAACATTCTTTGGTTCATCAGGAACTTCTGGAGAAAGTGGTTCATCGGGAACTTCTGGCACATCAGGAACTTCTGGAACGGCTGGTACTTCGGGAACTTCTGGTTTAGATGGCACATTCTTTGGTTCATCTGGAACATCGGGTACTTCTGGTACAAGCGGAGAAAGTGGTACAAGTGGTACTAGTGGTATAAGTGGTACGGATGGCACATCAGGAACTTCTGGATTTGATGGAACATTTTTTGGTAGTAGTGGTACTTCTGGTATATCAGGAACTTCTGGAACATCTGGCACATCTGGAGAAAGCGGTTCATCGGGCACAAGCGGTACAAGTGGATTTGATGGTACATTCTTTGGTTCATCGGGAACATCTGGCACATCAGGAACTTCTGGTACAAGTGGTATAAATGGAACTGATGGCACATCGGGTACAAGCGGTACTTCTGGAACTTCTGGTTTTGATGGTACATTCTTTGGAAGTAGCGGTACGTCTGGAACTTCAGGAACGTCTGGCACAAGCGGAATAAGTGGTTCATCGGGAACTTCTGGAACTTCTGGAACTTCCGGTTTAGATGGAACATTCTTCGGAAGCAGTGGAACTTCTGGAACATCGGGAACATCTGGTACAAGTGGAGAAAGTGGTTCATCAGGAACTTCTGGCACATCAGGAACTTCTGGCTTAGATGGAACATTCTTTGGAAGTAGTGGTACAAGTGGCACATCTGGTTCAAATGGTAGTAGTGGAACTTCTGGAATAAGTGGTTCATCGGGAACTTCTGGGACTAGTGGTACATCTGGATTGAATGGAACATTCTTTGGTAGTAGTGGTACTTCTGGTACAAGCGGCTCGGCAGGTACTTCTGGATTAACATCTTCATCGGGAACTTCTGGAACGTCTGGAACTTCTGGTGTTAATGGAACATTCTTTGGTAGTAGCGGTACTAGTGGAGCTAATGGTTCTACTGGAGAGGCTGGTTCTTCTGGAACATCTGGAACAAACGCACCTGGCTTTTCTTCTGGAACTTCTGGTATAAGTGGTACTTCTGGAACATCTGCAGTAGGATTTAGTTCTGGAACTTCTGGTACTTCTGGATTCCCAATAAGTGGTACAACCAACAACGGAGTAGTTACATATGTAAATGCACCAACAGGTGTACAGGTAGAAGACAATTTAACATTTGATGGTTCTACATTAACAATAACTGGTACAACTACACAAACTGGTAATATAGATGTTACGGGAGCAATATCAGCAACACAAAACATAACAGCAACAACATTTAGAGAAACTTTTAATGATTTAGGAACTGGGGGTAGTGTAACAATAGATTTATCAACAGCAAACAACTTTAGAAGACAATTTAATAGTACACCAACAATAACATTTACTAACCCACCTGCATCAAACGCATTTGGATTTACTTTAGTAACTGTAAACGCTGGTTCATATACTCCTGTATGGCCTGTTAATATTGATTGGGTGAATGGACCAAACGCACCAGTTCTAACAGGATCTGGTGGTGTTGATGTGTTAGTATTCTACACATTTAATGGTGGTACTACATATTATGGATTTGTAGGTGGTAAGAATTTTAATTAATATTATATTTAAAGTTATGGGAATATTTAGAAGATTAGTATCACAAGATGGTTCGCAGGAATATCCATTTGTTTTTAAAATAACAACAACTACGGCTAATACAGTATTTACTGTACCATTAGTTGATTTTGGTGGACTTTCTCCTAGTTTAATAATTGGTTGGGGTGATGGAAGTGCAAATTCACCTATAATAACTGCAAGTAATTCCGTAGATAGAATCCATACATTTGTAACACCAGCAACTTATACAATTACTATAAGTGGATTTATGCCTGGATTTGCTGTAAATAATAATGCATCAATTAGAACTCTTATTACCGAATTAGTTCAATGGGGTACGGTTGGGTTGAGAACTATAAATTTTTATGGTTGCTTAAATCTAACAACAATACCTGGAAGTGCATCTTTGAGTGGTGTTGGGGGATATACCGGTTTGGCAGAAGTACTTAATTTTACGAACTTTATGAATGGTACTAGGATAACATCAATACCAGCTGATATTTTTAATTTTTCTCCAAATGCAACATCATTTAATAGTTCGTTCTCATCAATATCAACAATAACAACAGTACCAAATGGATTATTTAATAATGTACCATTAGCAACATCTTTTGCATCTTGTTTCTTTGCATGTTCTGGATTAGCAAACGTACCATCCACATTATTTGATTTAAATGTAAACGTAACAACTTTTTCTGGTACATTTAGAAATTGTAGAGCATTAACAAATGTATTACAATTTACAAATAATATAAATGTAACAACATTTACTAATTTATATAATATGAGTTCTACAACAAATGCGTTGACAGGAACTGCACCTACATTGTGGTTACGAACTCCAACGCCAGCTGGAACTGATGCATTCAACAATTGTACTGGTTTATCAAATTTCGCATCAATACCTACAAACTTTAAATAATATGTATTTACGAATTATAGATGAAACAATAAACTATCCGTATAGTATTACTGAATTAAGAGCATCGCATCGTAATGTAAGTTTTCCTGCTAATGCTAATTTAACAAATAAAATTTTGGCCGAGTGGGGTGTGTATGAAGTTACTCCAACTCCAATGCCAAATGATTACACAAAAAATATTACCGAAGGAACTCCTGTTCTAACGGATGGTGTATATTATCAAAATTGGCTTCAAACTAATGCATCTGAGAGTGAGATAAATTATAGAATAGAAAATCAATGGTTTATTGTTAGAGAAACTCGTAACGGATTATTGGCAGAATGTGATTGGACACAATTGGCAGATATTCCATCTGAAACAAAATCAATTTGGTCTGATTACAGACAATCTTTAAGAGATATTACATCTCAAACTAATCCATTTAGTATAACTTGGCCTGTGAAACCTTAAAAGGAAAATAGTTTATATTTATACCTATAACAAAAGTATATAAATATAAATGATTATACACAGTCCTATATTTTCAGGTTCAATCACACAGGCCTCATCAGCTTACGCAAATTTAAGTGGTTCGTTTACTGGTTCATTAACTGGTTCATTTAAAGGTACAATCGATGTACAACAAGCAGCATTTGCCAATTTGGATGTAACTAATAAATTATCTATTAGTGGTTCGGTAAGTATGACAGGTTCTATGGATTTGACAGCTGGTGGATATTTAGTTGATGGTGTAAGTGTATTAGATTCTGCAATAGCTTTTGCGATAGCATTAGGATAAAAAAATAAAAAGAAATGGCAAACGCATTTAAAAATAGTATAACAGGTTCAATTGGAACAACGGGTGTTAAAGTTTACGAAACTCCTGTTAATACATCAACAACTGTAATTGGTGTTGGTGTAGCGAATGTAAACACAAATAATATTTCGGTAAGTGTAATGGTTAGAGATAATTCATTAAATAAAACTGTATATGTTGTGAAGGATTCGCTAATTATGCCTGGTAGTTCTAATGTATTAGTTGGTGGTGAGCAAAAATTAGTTTTAGAAGCTGGAGATTTTCTTTCAGTAACCTCATCGTTGGCAAATTCAGTAGATGTAATTGTTTCGGTTTTAGAAATAACATAAAGTTTTAGATAATGGAGTATTTGGGTAACAATCCTAATGGTTTAAATCAGCAAAATAAAGATACAGTTTCTTTATTTGTAAGTGGAAGTAGAATAGCTAGTTTTTCATCACAATCGGTAGATGTAGTTGGAAATTTTAGTGCTTCTAAAATTCAAACGGATGAAATAGATTCATTTGGAAATAACCCTTTGCAATTAAAAGCAAATACGCAAATAACGGGTTCACTTAATGTTTCATCATCTATAACCGCATCTTTATTTAGAGGTGATGGTGGTGGATTGTTTAATATTAATGCATCCGCTATTGGCGATATAAACCAACTTAAATCAGGTTCTGCAACAGCAATAATTTCTCCAAATAATGGATTAGTAGTAAATGTAAAAACATCAATAAGTGGTGGGCTAAATGTAACTGGTAGTACAAATCTTAGTGGTTCTACAAATATAATTGGAAATTTATCATTAACTGGTAACGAAACAATTACTGGTAATTTAAATGTTAGTGGAAAAATAAATACAACGGAATTATTTGCAACATATATTTCATCTTCTATAATTTATGCATCTGGTTCAAATAAATTTGGAGATTATTCAAATGATAAGCAAGAAATAACTGGTAGTTTATCTGTTAGTGGTTCTATGTTTGTAACGGGAGATACAATACCTACCGATGAAACAACAAACGAAGTATTAGTTCTTAATACAACAACAGGAAGAATTAGTAGAAGATTTGCAGCAGCAACTTCGGGAACTTCTGGTACATCAGGTACAAGCGGCACCTCAGGAACGTCTGGTACAAGTGGTACAAGCGGTACTTCTGGCACAAGTGGAAGTAGTGGTACATCAGGAACTTCTGGCACAAGTGGCACATCAGGAACCTCAGGAACATCTGGTACATCGGGAACTTCTGGCACAAGTGGAAGTAGTGGGACAAGTGGTTCTTCTGGCACATCAGGAACTTCTGGTACATCAGGAACTTCTGGTTCAGCTGGAACTTCTGGTACAAGCGGAAGTAGTGGGACAAGTGGTTCTTCTGGAACATCGGGAACTTCTGGCACAAGCGGAAGTAGTGGTACAAGCGGAAGTAGTGGGAGTAGTGGTACTTCAGGTTCAACTGGTTCAGCTGGTACAAGTGGAATTAGTGGAAGTAGTGGTACGAGTGGAGCAAGTGGTTCATCGGGAACATCTGGTACATCGGGTTCAAATGGTAGTAGTGGAACTTCCGGAACATCTGGAACTTCTGGAGTAAGTGGTGCTGGTGGTAGTAGTGGTAGTTCGGGAGTAAGTGGTTCTGCTGGAACTTCTGGCACAAGCGGTACATCGGGAACTTCTGGTACAAGTGGTATTGGTGGGGCTGGTGGTAGTTCGGGTACAAGCGGCACATCGGGAACTTCTGGTACAAGTGGTAGTAGGGGTTCATCGGGAACTTCTGGTACAAGTGGTTCATCAGGAACTTCTGGTATAACTGGAGCTGGTGGAGGAAGTGGTTCTTCTGGAAGTAGTGGTACATCAGGAACTTCTGGCACATCGGGAACTTCTGGCACAAGTGGTAGTAGTGGGACGAGTGGAGTAAGTGGTACTGGTGGTTCATCAGGAACTTCTGGCACATCGGGAACTTCTGGTACATCTGGAGCACAAGGTTCTTCAGGCTCAAATGGCACATCTGGAACTTCTGGTACATCTGGAGCACAAGGTTCTTCAGGCTCAAATGGTACATCGGGAACTTCTGGAGCACAAGGTTCTTCAGGCTCAGCAGGTACATCAGGAACTTCTGGTACAAGTGGTGTAAGTGGAAGTGCTGGGTCATCAGGAACATCAGGAACGTCTGGAATAAGTGGTAGTAGTGGGACTAGTGGAATAAGTGGTTCTGCTGGTACATCCGGAACTTCTGGCACAAGCGGCACATCGGGAACTTCTGGAGTGAGTGGTTCTTCGGGAACTTCTGGAGTGAGTGGTTCGGCTGGCACAAGTGGCACTTCGGGAACTTCTGGTAGTAGAGGTTCATCAGGAACTTCTGGCACAAGCGGCACATCGGGAACTTCTGGAGTGAGTGGTTCTGCTGGTACATCCGGAACTTCTGGCACAAGCGGCACATCGGGAACTTCTGGTGTTAATGGGTCAAGTGGTACATCTGGCACATCAGGAACTTCTGGTACGAGTGGTATCAATGCTGGAATTACATCATTTACTAACCCAGCCGATAATAGAGTATTAACTGCGGTAAGTGCAAATACAATAAATGCAGAAGCTAATTTAACTTTTGATGGTACTACATTAGCAGTAACTGGTAACGCTACAATTAGTGGTGACCTTACTGTAAGTGGTACAACAACATATATTAATACAACAACTCTTAACGTAGGTGATAATATTATTACACTTAACGCAGATATTGGAGCATCAACTGCACCAACTGAAAACTCTGGTATAGAAATTAAGAGAGGTAATGCAGCAACAAAACAATTTATTTGGGATGAGGGTAATGATAGATGGTCATTTGATGATAACGTAAACGTAAGTGGTAACGTAGTTCTTAGTGGCACATTAAACACAGGACAAGGAGCAACCGAAGTTTATTTAATGGACCAGAATGTTCGTACAACGGATGCTGTAACATTTGCTTCAATAAATACGGGACCTGGTGTTACTGAAGTGCATCTAATGAATCAAAATGTTAGAACAACGGATAGTGTAACCTTTGCAAATATAACTGGTCCTTTATCTGGCACTGCTACGAATGCAAATCATTTGAATACAACTAGAGATACTCCAGATAATTCATTACAATATTGGCAAGCATCTGGTCTTGGTATTACGGAAGCACCAACGAGTGATTGGCACAATACCATAAGAATGGGGCATGGTTCACCACTTTCTTATTATAGTAATACATTAGCAGTTCGTATGACTGGTACTGGTCCTGGTGACATATATACACAAACTATACAAAATGGAATTCGTCAAGGTTGGAAAAAGCATTGGAATGATGGTAATGATGGAGCTGGTTCTGGATTAGATGCGGATTTATGGGATGGATATCAATTTTCAGACTATTTAAATCAAGCAGTTAGAACATCGGATTCTCCAACATTTGCTTCAATAAATACTGGACCTGGTTTTACTGAAGTACATTTAATGAATCAAAACATTCGTACATCGGATACTGTAACATTTAATAATTTAAATATAACTAATGGTAGTAGTATAGATAGTTATTGGACCGCTGGTAGTGCAAATGCATGGAGATTCATATTCTCCGATACAGCAAATACTGGTGGTTATGGTGTTGGTGCAAGTGGATTTGGTATTTATAGAAATGGATTGGGTGATTATCATTTAAGATTTGATACATCGGGTAATGTTATTGCACCATATTCATTGCGTTCACCAATATTCTATGATTCCGATAATACGGCATTTTTTATCAACGGAGCAAGTAACTCAAACTTAAATACATTACAAGCATATTCTTATCAGGGAAATAGTAACGTAGCAGGAACTGGAAACGCATCATATCATCCATCTGGTATTTATTCAACTGGTACAAACTGGTTGTATGGTACAATGTATTTGAATGGTAATAGTATTAATGATGTTTCTTATATTGGTATGATTGGAACAAACACCACTCCTATTAATATAACAGGCGCATCACATAAATATCTTACTATTAATCCGGGAAATGGGTATGAAGCAATGGTTCGTTATATTGGTGGTAGTGGTAGTAGTTGGTATGTTGGTAAACGAACATCATCACAATTATTAGGTAGTACTGATGCGTTTCATATATATTCTGAAACCGCTGGTAGAACAGTTGGTGGATATGATACCGCTGGTAATCATTGGGCATATGGTTCATCTAGAGCACCTATATTTTATGATGAAGATAATACTGCATTTTTCTTAAACCCAGCCACATCAGCAACATCATTGAGAATCGCAGGTGGTATTGCACAAAATAATATTGTTGGTAGGCCTGTTGCATATTGGGGAGCAACTGGAGCAACTGGAGCAGTAGTTATTAAATTCCCTGGCGGAACTGGTAACTATGGTATGATTCATGCGGTAATTGACATCTACGAATACAATGGAAATGCCGCATCAACTGTAAGAGTTGGTGGGCATAACTGGAATGGTGCATGGTATAATATAAATGCGGAAGTAATTGGACAAACTGATAAACCTGTAAGAGTTGGTGTTAAAGATGGTAGGTATTGTATCGTAATTGGTAATGGTTCATCATCTTGGTCTTATGGACAAGTTGTATTGAGAAAAATACAAAATGGTACATATTACGATGGTGTAATGAATGTTTCTGAAGGATATTCAGTAGCAATTGAATCTGATAGTTATTCAAATATTTCTGGTGACCTTCGTAATTTAAGAACACCATTATCATTTACAGCCGGTGCTAATGTTAATGCTGGTAGTGCGATGTATTCTCCAATATACTATGATTCAAATAATAGTGGATATTATATAGATGGAGATAATCAATCTAGATTATTAGCATTAAAAGTTGGTAATAGTGGTAACTTTAATGGTGGAAATACTTACGCTTTACAATTATCTCACAATAATAGATATTTAATTGGCTTAAGTAATACCGCATATAGCAATTCATATTACCCTTGGTTGGTAAATGATGGTTGGAATGGATATGAAGCATTAATTTTCCATTTTAATGGAATTGGTGATAGATTCTATTTTAATAGAGCAGGTCAAATGCAGGCCGATGGTGATATGAGAGCGCCAATATTCTACGATTCTGAGAATACAGGATATTATTCAAACCCTAATGGATACTCAAACTTAAACGAAGGTAACTTTGTAGGTAGAATGTGGTATAGCAATTATCTTGTTAGTAGAAACAATGGTGGTTTGATGGGTGATTATAATGTAAATGGTACTGCATCAAAAGTAATTTGGACAATCGGTGAAAGTTGGCCTATTGGTAATATGTACGGATTAGGATATGAATATGCTAGTAGTACATTCTTACCGGGTGACCCACATGTTATTGCATTAAGAAATAATGGTACAACATACACCAGACTACAAATGAATGGTGGTATCTATACAACCGGCGCTATATTTTCAACCGTAGCAATGTACACTCCTATATATTACGATTCGAATGATACAGCATTTTACGCAGATTATAACTCAACGGGAACTTCAATTCAAATTGCAGGTTCACTAAGACATACAAATCATAATAAACCAGCAATTCTTTCAGTATCAAGTGGAACATCATCAGCTGGAGCATCATTTGCAATACAGCAGGAAACAGCAGAAGGTTGGACTGGTATATTTGTTGATTATGAACCATATACTGGTTGGGGATTGTATCATGATAATCCAAATAATTTATTTTGTTTTACGGCAGAAGCTTCGGCTGGACAAATTCGTTCATTTACTGTACCTTCAAGAGTAAGTGGTAATAGAACGGCTTATGAGAAATTTAGAATTGACCAAAATAATGGTAATATAATCGTTGGAGGTATTGGTACTGCTCAAGGTGATTTTAGAGCGCCTATATTTTATGATACAAATAATACCGGATATTATTTAGACCCTAATGGTGGTTCTTATTTGAGAGGTAGATTGGAAGTAGCTGGTGGACATGGTAACTCTACACTTAGAATTACTGCGATTGGTAGTGAAATGGGTACTGGAACTCCATCTTATTTACAAATGTGGGTTTCTGAACCTGGTGTAACTTGGAATGATGGTGGTTTTGGATATAACGTACAAAATGATGGTGGTTCTCCTGCTGGATTTGGTAGAATAAATACGGGACAGGGACAAGCGTATATGAGATTCAACACAGGTGGTAATACATATTTTTATAATACTAACACCAGCGGTACTCGTTTTACTACAATGGAATGGTACTCAAATGGTACTGTTTACGCCAACGATTACTTAACTGGAGGTAATTCATTAAGAGCACCAATATTCTATGATTCCAATGATACAACTTATTATGTAGACCCAAATAGCCAATCCAGAATAAGTAGAGTTAATATGGGGTATCAAGGTGGCCAAGTTTATACTACTGCCGGACAAGGAATTTTATTTTTTAACTCAAATGGTGAGAGTGATATACAGGGTTACTCCATAGGAACAACTATGGAAAACTATAATGGTAATTATACAAAACTTACTTTAGATTGGCATACTGGTATAAAAATCGGTGCCGCCTTTAACTATGGTGGTATAAGATTTTATAATAACTCTATAAAATATTATGGAGGTTCTCAGCTGTTTTCTATTGGGGAAGGAGACCAACACGTTAGAGTAAATAATATATTATTTGCAGGGCAAGATGTAAGAACACCAATATACTATGATTCAAATACTGGATATTATTTCAATGGTGATGGTACATCTAACTTTTACGCAATTACGGATTATGTTCGTAGAGGGGCATTCAACTTAGGTAGAATGTTGACTACTCGTAGAGATATTGTAAGTGACCAAGACTATTGGACAGGAACTTGGGGATGGGGAACATCTTATGGTAACTGGGATAGTGCTTGGCAATCTGGATTTGGTGCTTGGGATATTTGGGGTACTGGAACTGGTCACCCTCAAGGTGGTGGTTACATTCACGCACAGGGTATTGTATCTGGACAACACTACGCAACTGCTGGTGGTGGACAGGCATATGGTTGGATGATGGTTGGGGCACACAACGCAACTGAAAATAGATATTGGGCAAGAGGTGCATGGGGTGGTGGTAGATCTGGGTGGAAAGAATTCGCTATGTATGGTGGCGGTGGTTCTGGTGACCTTCGTGCAAACGTATTCTATGATTCGGATGATACTGGATATTATATAGACCCTAACGCTGTATCAAACACTGGTTTAAGAATTAGGGGTGGTGCATTGCATGGACCTAACTGGACGTGGGGAGCATATCTATATGTTGGAACGAATGGTAGACCTGATGGAACTGCATCGGTATGTGCTACAAATGGTAACTTACACTTAGATTGTCAAAACGGATATGAGACTTATATCAACCACTATTCTGGAAACAGAACTTATACATATGAATTAAGAAGTACATTTATATACGATTACAATAATACTGGATATTATTGGAATGGTGATGGTTATTCTCAATTTAGTAGTGGTGAATTCAATGACTATTGTAGAATAAGAAGAATTGATTTCGTAGGAGTTGGTGGTGATTCTGGCGTATATGGAATACCTGCCTATAATATCTTCCAAGAAGGTGGTGGATGGGGTTATCCTTATCCAGATTTAAGAATAGCATATCATACTGGTATCAAATTAGGTGCCAATGGTCCTTCATATGAGGGTGTTAGATTATATTCTGATTATGATATGAGTGGTCTTTTAATTCAATTGAATGGAGGTTCAAATTATTCGTTCTGGTACACTTGGCAAAACTTAACAGGACATCATGGAATATATTCTGGAATTAACTCAGCGCATTTTTATCCAAACAATATCACATATGGTGCGTGGAGAATGGATGGTCAACGAAATGGATGGTATGGGCATGTAATTGATTCAACTGGATTACCTCACTATATGTGGGAAAGTGGTAATGGTGGTATATATTTACAAAACTTTGGAAGATGGGTATTGTATCATTCAAACGGAAATAACTGTACTGGACTTGGGACATCATCTACATCAAGTGCATATAGAATATATGTTGGTGGTGCTATTTACGCCGAAGGAAACATAGTAGGTTTTTCTGATAGACGTAAAAAAGAAAATATCGAAACTGTAGAAAATGCGTTAGATATATTGGATAAACTTAGAGGAGTTTACTATACGGTAATTAGTGATAAATCGCAAAAAAGAAATGTTGGTGTAATCGCACAAGAAGTTGAAGAATTTCTTCCTGAGGTTGTAACATATGCGGCTGATGTTGATGAATATGGTGTTGATTATGGTAAATTTGCTGGTGTATTCATTGAAGCTATCAAAGAACAACAAACTATTATTAAAAACCAGTCTAACGAAATAGATTTACTAAAAGAAGAATTACAAAAAATTAAAGATTTTATATTTAATATTAATAAAGCATAAATTATGGCACTTTTAAAAGATTACGAATTACCAGGAACTGGATTGGTTATACCAAACGCATATCATGTTGTAACAAATGTGAGGATTGAAAAAAGAATGGCAGATATAAAACCACCCGTAGATAATTCTAGACCAGATGGATTGACACCAATGGATAGAAGTGCTGGTACGGAAGTTTATTGGAAGTCTGGATATACTGCAGAAGTAGCAGTAACCATTTGGAAAGATAAAGCAGCTAGAGATGCCGAAGCAAAACCAATTGGATTTATAGGTACTAATCCATCTGATAATAAATATGGAGTATCTATTGGTACGGAGGGCATGGACCACAAATGTGTATTCATATTAGAAGTTCCATCAGAACTAGACCATATGGCACAGGCATATAGACACTTACTAACAACTGACTATTATAGTGGTTCGTTACAAGTTTAAAAAATAAAATACATATATTTATACAATATAAACACAATTATTATGGGATATACATACGAATGGAAATTAATAGGACTTAAAAAGCAAAATGCAGAATTTCTAAATGATGCTATTGTTGGAACTAATTGGAAAGTAACAGCAACAGACGAAGATGGTAATGTTGGTTCATTTACTGGTGCAACTCCTTTTAAAATTTCACAAATAAACACAGCTAGCTTTACTGAATATTCACAATTGACAGAAGAGCAAGTACTTGGATGGATAAAAGATTATGTAAGTGGTTCAGGCCAAACCAATTATATGGGGCATATAAATGAAATGATTACAAAAGAAATCAATGCTAATAAGTGGGTTAGTTTACAAGTTTCTGAAGAAGATTTACCTTGGTCTCCTACATCTGGAAGTAGAGTAGCACCAGAAGTAACGGCACCAGCGCCTGTTTAGTAGAAATTATAAGAAAAAATGTTAAATATCCAAAATGCAGATTTATAAACAAATTTGTGTTTTGGATATTTTCTTTATATTTATATAAGTAATTAATTGGATTATCTTAATTACAAACTTAAAATACAAATTCGAGAAATAAAATGGCAGAAAGAATCGTATCACCCGGCGTATTTACAAGAGAAAATGACCTTTCCTTCCTAGCGCAAGGAGTAGGTGAAATTGGAGCAGCATTCATAGGACCTTTTAAGCAAGGACCTGCATTTGTTCCAACAATTGTTAGAACGCAATCAGAATTCGAAGATATCTTCGGAACTCCTGATGGAACTTATTATACTGAATATGCAGTACAAAACTATTTAAGAGAAGCTGGAAGTGCTACCATCGTAAGAGTTGGTGGTATTGGTGGTTATACACAAGTTAAACCTCTTGGTATATTTGCATCTGGTGGTTTGGTTGGACAAAAACTTATTGGAGTTTTATATTCAACTGAAGCTGGTGATGAAGCGGTTGGATTTGATAACCCAACAGTAAGTGCACAAGGAAAAGGATTTGCATCTGGTTCATTTGTAGTAACTAGTACATTTGGATCTGTATCGGCTTCTATTTTAGAAACTGCTACTAACGATGTGGTAGATACATTTGGTACATCTCCATTCGGAGCTAAATCAGCATACACTTACGCTTATTTCAAAAACATAGCAACTACTAATTACACTAACGCCGATTTGGGAACAGGTGTAGTAGTGGATGATTTACCAAACCAAGTATATGGTGATATCAGTAATGCAGAAACTCCATATGTTGTATCTCAAAAAGATAACAACAATGTAAGATACGATTTATTTAAGTTTGTAACTTTAGGACATGGTACTCCATATAATACTAAATTCAAAATTGGTATTTCTAATGTTAAAGCAGCTGGTGAAGATGGAGCAACTGATTATTCAACTTTTACTGTAACTGTAAGAGGTTATTCTGATACTGATAAGAGAAAGAGTGTAATTGAAACATTTAACAATGTAAACTTAGACCCTGCTTCTCCTAACTATATAGCTAGAAGAATAGGTGATAGATGGAATACGATTGAATCTAATGGTAAGATAACTGAAAATGGTGATTACTCAAACAAATCAAAATATGTAAGAGTAGTTGTAGCTGAAGCGGGTTCATTCCCAATTTCATCAGCACCATTTGGACACGCACCATATACTAATCCAATAGCAACTCTTGCTGGTGATGTAACTAAAGTACCTGCGGTAGTTTATCAAACTAACTCAATTGGTAATACATCATCATCTCCAATATATTTTAGTGGATTTGATTTTGAAACAACTGGTGTTTCTGATGATAATAAACAATACTTAAAACCAATTCCTGATGGGGCAGTTAATCAAACTGGTTCAAACGTAGTATTCGCATTTGATTCTCAATTAAGTTATCAAATGACAGGTTCTGCATCAACTGATATGGTTAAAAGACAATTTGTATTAGGATTCCAAAGTGGATTTGATGGTAATGCACCAACTGTAAAAATTAATTTAGGTACTCAAATAACTGGACAAAATACGCAAGGATTTAACTGTTCAAATAACTCAACTAATGGTTCAATTGCATATACAAAAGCAATTAACGCTGTATCAAATGCAGATGAATATGATATTAACTTAGTTGTAACTCCTGGTATCATTCGTTCTTTACACCCATCTATTACTACAAAAGTAATTGATATGGTTGAAGATAGACAAGATTGTTTCTATATCGCTGATTTTGTGGCAGCAACTGCAACAATTACTGAAGCAACTGAAGAAGCAAATTCGGTAGATTCTAACTACGTTGGAACTTACTACCCTTGGGTTAAGACAGTTGATACTAATAGTAACAAATTAATGAGTGTACCTCCATCAGTATTGATGCCGGCTGTATTCGCTGCAAACGATAGATTAGCAGCTGAATGGTTCGCACCTGCTGGTTTGAATAGAGGTGGTATTAGTGGAGCAGTTTCAGTATTGAATAGATTAACACATTCTGAAAGAGATACTCTATATGAGAACAAAGTAAACCCAATCGCAGCATTCCCTGGACAAGGTATTGTAGCATTCGGACAGAAGACATTGCAAGATAAGGCATCAGCTTTAGATAGAATCAATGTTAGAAGATTACTTATTACTCTTAAGAAGTTTATAGCATCTACATCTCGTTTCTTAGTGTTCGAACAAAACACAGCAACAACTAGAGCAAGATTCTTAAACACTGTGAACCCTTATTTAGAGGCAGTTCAACAAAGACAAGGTTTATACGCATTTAGAGTTGTAATGGATGAATCAAACAATACACCTGATGTAATTGATAGAAACATATTAGCAGGACAAATTTTCTTACAACCGGCTAAGACAGCGGAATTTATCGTAATAGATTTCAACATCTTACCAACTGGAGCAAGTTTTAACGCATAATACGAAAATCAATAAAGTAGATATTTATTAATACAAATAAAAGGAATAAAAAATGGCAGAAATATTAGAGTTTGATAAGATGTTCTATACGAACTTCGAACCGAAGATGAAAAATAGATATGTGATGGAGATAGACAATATCCCTTCATATCTTGTAAAGGCAGCAAATAGACCTACAATTCAATTTGAAACCGTAACTTTAGACCATATCAACGTAAAGAGAAAGTTGAAAGGTAAAGGTGAGTGGCAAGATATCACTATCACACTTTATGACCCAATTGTTCCTTCTGGAGCACAAGCGGTAATGGAGTGGATTCGTTTAGGACATGAATCAATCACTGGTAGAGATGGATACGCTGATTTCTATAAGAAAGATGTTGATTTCTATCTATTAGGACCAGTTGGTGATAAGATTGAACAATGGAAGTTGAAAGGAGCATTTATCTCTCAAGCAAACTTTGGAGATTTAGCATTCGATTCTAACGAACCAGTAACAATCGAATTAACACTATCTTATGATTACGCAATCTTAGAATTCTAATCTAAAAATAATAAAAAAAAGGGGATATCAAAAATATCCCCTTTTTTGTGCTTTCTAATTTTTTAATTTCTATGTATTTATATATACAAACAAAATAAACATCGTTATGGCAGAAATGACAAATACAACTAAGGTGCAAATGCAAACCGCACCAAAACAAAATGATTTCCCAACGGAAACCATTGAATTACCATCTCAAGGATTAGTATATCCTGAAGGACATCCTTTAAGAAAGGGTACTATTGAAATCAAATATATGACAGCAAGAGAAGAAGATATTCTTGCATCACAAAACCTTATCAAAAAAGGTATTGTTTTGGATAAATTATTTGAATCAGTTGTGGTTGAGCCAGGTGTAAATCCAAATGATATTTACATTGGTGATAAGAACGCTATCCTTTTGGCAACTCGTATTTTAGGATATGGTGCTGATTATGAAATAGAAATGACTGACCCTTTTAGTTTAGAAAAGCAAGCTGTTACTATTGATTTAGGTAAAGTACAAACAAAGGATATTGATATTGAAGTATTGAATTCGGAAAACACTTATAAATTTACATTACCTTCAAATGGTAAAGAAATTGAATTTAAATTACTTACACATGGTGATGAGCAAGAAATAACAAAAGAAACTCAAGCTTTAGAAAAGTTAAATAAAAACGCATCTACTCAATTTGATGTAACAACTAGATTAAAATATATGATTAAATCCGTTGATGGTAATACTGATAGGGGATTTATCAATAGATGGGTAATTAACTCATTTTTAGCAAAAGATACTAAGGCGTTTAGAAAGTATGTTAAGGAAATTAGTCCCGATTTGGATTTAACATTCCAATTTACATCACAAATAACTGGTGAATCGGAGGCGCTGGATATACCCTTCGGGATTAACTTTTTTTACCCTACCGCTTGATTATAGGATACAATTACATTCGCAAATTTGGGAAATGGTACAATTCAGTAATGGATTTACTTGGTCTGAAGTTTACCATATGCCTGTATATTTAAGAAGGTTTTATTTCAATAAATTAGTTGAAATGAAGAAAAAAGAAGCTGATGAGATGAAAAAAGCTCAAAGTAAATCGAAAGTGAGGATGCGTTAATCCTCACTTTTTTATTATCCAATATTTATACAATATAAACAATAACCATGGCAAAAAAATTAAATGAAGGACTTGTGGATAAGTTTATAGATAGCTTTTTTGATTCATATAAAAAAGGATTAGACCAGCAATTTATAAATAAAACAAAAGAAAGAAACCCAGAAGTAGCAAAATCTCTTGATAATGTTAGCAAAATGCTTGATAATGTTTTTAATCAGGTTGAAAAAGCTAGCAAAACTAAATAATTTAAATGGCAGATAGTGTTAAATTATTAGATGCTCAAGTAAAAGCAACGGAACGTTTAAATGAATTACAAAATCAATTAAACAAATCAACTGGTGCGCAAGCAAAAGAGATTCAAAATAATATTGATAAGATAACTCAATTTATTGGTAAAGTTGATAAAGTAAAAACGGATATTTCCAAAGCATCAACAGAATTTAGCGATCTCGCATCGCAAATAACTATTTCAAATAGAGCATCAGATGCGTTAGGAAAAGGATTCACTTCAATCAGTAAGCAAGTAACTGGATTGAGTAAAATTCAATTTGATATAACAGATGGTGGAAAGGGGATAGATGCAGCAAACGCATTATCTTCGGCTGCAGTAAATATAGCAAGGTCACAACAAAATATGTTAGCAGCTGCTGATGGTACTCCTGAAGAATTAGCAGAAGCTACCAAAGAATATGAATATCAAGTTAGCTTTTTACAATTAATAAATGAAGAATATGATGATGTATTAAAAAGTAATAAGCAATTGGGTGCTTGGGCAAATCAATATAAAGATACATTAAAATTAACAACTTTAGAATTACAAAAAACAATAGGTCTAACTGAAGATGAATTAGCTGCATATAAAGACTTAACTGCCGAGGCTGATAGAATGGCGGCTAGATTTAAAGGTATAGCTGCAATGATTACAACGACTCTAAAAAAACCTATGATTCTTCTTGGTCTTGGAATAACAGCAGTTGGGCAAGGTATAAGTAAATGGGGAGATAGTGTTAGAAGTTTTGGAGGCTATGTAGATTCGGCACAAATATCATCATTTGCATTAGGTGCTGTATTTAAAGATGCTGAAGAAGTAACAAAGGGATTATCAAAAGAATTTGGAGGATTAAAGGATGTAACATTTGCCACACAATTGAACACCAACTTAATGGCAACTAATATGGGTATTAGTGGTGCTGAAGCTGCTAATGTAGTTGGTAACTTTGCAAGAATGAACGATGGTTCTGCTTCAACTGCTATGGATATGGCAGCAACTACAAAAGCAATGGGTAAGGCTGCTGGTGTTCCAATTGATTCTTTAATGAAGGATGTAGCTGGTTCATCAAAGGCATTTGCCGAATATGGTAAAGATGGTGGGTTAAATATAGCTAAAGCAGCAGTAGCAGCAGCTAAGTTAGGTGTTGGTATGGATTCATTAACCAAAGTAACTGATTCACTTTTAGATTTTGAAACATCTATTAATGGCGAATTGGAATTGGGAGCAATGCTTGGTAAACAACTTAACTTAGATAGAGCAAGAGGGTTAGCATATGAAGGAAATATTGGTGGAGCTGTAAAAGAAACATTACAACAATTGGGTGGTATAGAAGCATTCAATAAAATGGATATTTTCCAAAAGAGAAAAGCAGCAGAATTATTAGGATTATCAGTTGATGAATTCCAAAAAATGGCGGCCAATTCTGATAAATTAAATGATGATGGTACTGTTCAACTTTCTAAGTTTGAAAGTATGAAAGAAACATTGACAGCTCTCGCAACAGGCCCTATGGGTAGTATAGTTAAGGGATTAGGAACTGGTGTGATGATGGCTGGTCAATTGGGTGGTTCTTTTGCACAAATGGGAATGGATGTAAAAGGTATGGCTTCCAAAATTCCAATAATTGGTAAACTATTTAAAGGTGGAGGAGCTCCAGGTGCAGCACCAGCCGCAGGAGCAACACCAGGTGCAGCAGCAACACCAGCTGGCGGTGGAGCTGACCAAGCAAATAAATTTGGAAAAATAAAATCAGGTGATTTAATTAAGGGTGCAGCTGCATTATTAATATTAGCTGCAGCACTTTATGTATCTGCTAAAGCATTCCAACAGTTTGCAACGGTTAAGTGGGAAGATGTTGGTAAAGGATTAGTTGGATTGGTTGGATTGGCCGGTATTGCATACATATTATCAAAAGCAAGTGGTTCTATGATACAAGGAGCAATAGCAATAGCAATATTGGGAGCAGCATTGATACCATTTGCATTTGCTATGAGTTTAATTCAGGGATTAAGTATAGATTCTGTATTAGCCGCAGCAGCTGGGTTGGTTTTATTTGGCGCAGCTGCAGCCGGACTTGGTTTAATACTACCATTTGTATTAGCTGGCGCATTGGGCATAGCTGTTTTAGGAGCAGCTTTAATAGTTTTTGGAACTGGTATGAATTTAATAGGTAGTGGATTTGGCGCAATATCCTCATCACTACCTGCTATAATGGAACAAATATCAGCAGTATCTCAAATAGATTATATGCCAATATTAGGATTAGCTGGAGCATTAACTGTATTGGCATTTGCATTAGCAGCTGTTGCTGTTAGTGGGTTACTTGCACTTCCTGTTTTGATGGCATTGGGTGGATTATCTAGCTTATTTGGAGGTGGTGGTGAAGGTGGTGGTGAAGGTAAGACTGATAGTACGGCTCAATTGATTGAAGAAATAAAAGGTTTAAGAGCAGATTTAAATGCTGGTAAAATATCCGTTAATATGGACGGACAAAAAGTTACATCAAAAGTATCAGCAATAGTTGATAAGAGTAGTTCAAATTCATATGGTAAAAGATAACGATGGGTAAGACAATAGAAGAATTATTTAAGACCAAAGTATTATCCGATGGTAAAACGGCTGAGCAGAAATATGATATCCGCAATAGTAAGGATTTGCCTATAAGTGCGAACACTACGGTATTATTACAACCATCTTTTAACGCAGCAACTGCAATTAGACGAAAAATATCAACAACCAAAGGTGAGAGTAGATTAGAACAAGAAACAACTGGATTAAGAATATTAAATAAATTATCAGCACCTTTAATATATGGTACTGATATATTTAAATTTCAAAAGAAATCAACTAGACTTGTTGAAATAATGAAGGATGGTGTAAATTCCAATAACCCACAAGATGCTGGTATTGTTGGTAACTTCCTTAAAAAAGCTGAAGATTTTGGATTAAGAGTTGCTGGTAAGTTGGGTATAGCTTTTCCTGAATCAACTATACCAACAAAGATTTCATTAAACGCAGATTTCAAAGCAGGTAAAGAGCCTGATACGATGATTACTCTTGCTAAAATTAAAGGAGATTCTAAAGGTAATTTGATTGGACAAGTTTTAAAGAATAGTGCAAGAGGAACTCCTAAACAAATTGGCAACCAATTGTTAGGGGCTGGTATAAATTTACTTAAAGGTGAAATAAAGAAAAAATTATTTGGAGCACCAAAGCAAGGTGCACAAAATCTTGCTAAAAAAGGTGAAAACGAAGTTCAATATGATAGTTCTGCTAAATACTCTGACACAGTTAATCCAACCGATGAAGATGTATATAAAAGAAATGACTTATCAAGTATTCAGTTTGAAAGATTAACTGGTAAAAAGCAAGCGCAAGCAAATGCAATAAACAAATTTTTAGAAGATAGTAAATCAAAAATAAATTTAAAATCTTTACCAGCACCAACTCCAAATTTAGGAGGAAAATTAAATTTAGATACATCTAGATTTAACATAGGTGGTAAGATTTCTTCTATAAAGGATTCTGTAACAAGTAAACTATCTTCGGCTAGAAAAGAAGGACAAACTCTAATAGCTAATAGTAAATTAAAAATTGGAGATATAAATCCAGCCGTTCCAGCCGAACAACCAGCACCTCCAATTAACTATTCATCAACCATAGATGCTAAATCGGATGATATTAAATTAAGAAATGATTTATCATCCAAACTTGATGCATTGAATGGAGCTAATGATGAGGCTAAATCTAACGGAGCAACGGTAACACCACCAGGAGCACCAGAAGCACCAGTAGATGCATCTGCATTAAGTAATAAATTATTGGTTAAGAGTCCGTTTGCAACTACAAAAGAAACTTTAGATTCTACAACAAAAGATGCAACTGCTAAATTATCAGAAGGTAGAAAAGAAGGGCAGCAAAATTTAGCTGCAAAAGATGAAAGGGCAATAGCGGCTGGGATTGAATCTAAGCATGATGGTACAACAAAATATTCGGATACTGTTGATGAAACTCAAGATGATGTTAAATTAAGAAATGATTTATCATCTAAATTGGATGCATTAAATGCAGCACTTGCAACTTTGGATACAAGTGGAACATCAGCTGAAAGACCGGGAGTTACTATTAGTACTTATTCATCATTAAAAGATGGGCAAACTCCTAAAGTAACTTTGAAAACAAAATATGGTATTGATAGTAGGGATAAATTGGATATTGTTAATGAAAAAACTCAATACGATGGTAGTGAATTAAAAATAGGACCTGATACATTAGATGATTATGATTTTATAACTTTAAAATTTACATCAATTGCAAAAAAACAATCAGTAAATTTTAGAGCAACTTTATCTGGTATTACTGAAACTACAACACCAAGTTGGGATTCGGCTAAATTTATTGGTTCACCATTTCCATATTGGACTTATACTGGTATAGAAAGAAGTGTATCTTTTAATTTTAAAGTATATTCAACTACGCCATTACAACATATAGCAGCTTGGCAAAGATTAAACTTTTTAACATCACTTGCATATCCACAAGGATATAATAAAGGTATAGCTGTGTTGGCACCATTCCTTAAAATAACAATTGGTAATTTATATAAAAATAAAGAATGTTATATTTCAAGTTTATCATACACAGTTGATGATACTGGTACTTGGGAAGTTGGGCCTACTGCTGGTATGGGAATTGCTGATAATCAATCATTTAAACTAAATGGCGAAACTACATCATTGGATAATTATAAATTACCAAAAATAATAGATGTTAGTGTAACATTGAACTTGGTGGAATCGAAATCAAGTACAAAGGATGGTTATTTATATGGATTTGATAAATTACCAAGAGTGGCAGGAAAAACTTCAGAAAATACAGCAAAACCTTTAGAAAATACATCAACTCAATCAGAAGCTGCAACTGATGCTAATAGTAAAACAAGTACTGAACAATCAACTCCAATACTTAACACAACCGCTACAAAGGCGGATACCGTATCAGCAACAGCTGCTGTTAATAATCCTGGTCAAGCAACTACACCTACAAAAACAGGTGCTGGTATGGAAAATGCGGCGCCACCAAAAGTAGACCCACCACCAACATATAGAATAGAAGTAAAAACAGACCCGGCTACCGATGGATATATTGGTAATGTGTATGCAAACGGAAAATTAATATACAATAGTAATGGATTACCATATATGCCAGGGTACTTTACATATGGTGAGGATGGTAAGAAATATACGGAAAAAGCTGGGGTAACAGAATTTCTTAGATATAAATCAAAAATATCTGGATGGACTGGCAATGATGGTAAGGATTACCCAGCAAGTACTAATATAACTATAAGTTAAAAATATGGAAAGTAGATATTACGAATTAGAAACTAAAAAAACTCACGATGGTAGAGAGGTATATAGACCAAAAATATATCCTAATATTCCATTAAGAGATGATGATGTATATGTGATGACGGAATTGGGTGATAGATTAGATACATTAGCATTTCAATATTACGATGACCCAACACTTTGGTGGATAATCGCATCAGCAAATAATATACATGATGCACCATTGGGATTTCCAGAAGCAACAGTATTAAGAATTCCATTAAACTATATAGAAATAGTAACCGATTTTATAAATAACTAAATAAAGTTTATGTCAGCATTTCCAAATTTTTCAAATATCGCAGATTATGTTCAAAAAGAATTAGCTCTTAGAAAAGGAGATATCATGCGAGTATCTAACCTAAATGCTTGGGTTAGAGTAGCATCTGGTGTGGGTGGTGGATGCCAAATAATATCTAATCCAAACTTTGCTTTATTTGGTGCATACCCATCAATATATGGTAACGATACGATGAGTGGTACTGTTGGTAGTACATGGTTTGGTAATTCTATTATAGCTGGTGGTGAGTTTCATGGATATAGACCTAAACCAAATATAACTTCGATTGAAATTGATGAGGGTGCTGGAAATATTTCTAGAAAAGCTACTTTTTCAATAACCTGCTATACAAGAGCTCAATTAGATACATTATGTAAATATTATTTAGAGCCCGGATATACTATATTTTTAGAATGGGGATGGAATACCAATAAGGGAGTATCTCAATATAAACAAAAATTAACAGCAGATGAGGTTGGTGATAATCAATCATTTCAAGTTGTTAATAAAAAAAGAAAAGCAGCCGGCGGACATTATGATAACTACTTAGGATTTATAACAGGTGGTAGTGTTGCTATGAGTGGACAGGAATGGACAATAACTGTAAAATGTACTGGATTCACCGAACTACCAGCATTTCTTAATGCAGCTGATAATACCGAAGGTAAAGAAGAAGAAACAAATAATAAAGCAGAGGCGTATGAGCCATCTGAAATATCAGCTGAGCAGGATGTTGGTAAGCAAAGATTTATGATGGCATTTAATAACCTACCATCAAATAAACAAAGTCTTGAAGTTACTGAATTATTAAAAGATGTTAATTTTGCATCAACATTAAACTATATAAACGTAGATGAAAATGTAAAAGCTGAAATGAATTCCAAATTAAAAGGAACTAGCTTTTTAGGATTTACATTTGGGGGTGGGGCAAAAACACAAGATAAAGGTAAAGATGCAAAAAAAGTAGATTTACCGGAAGGTACTGAACTTATTGGAGATAGTGCATTTATAAGATTTTCTGTGTTATCTGAAGTTTTAAGTAAAATAGGATTTCAGGCATTTAAAGTTGGAAATAAATTAGTTAGTATTAGAGTAAATACAAAAAACACTGTGTGTTTTGCATTTCCAAAAATATTTAGCACTGATAAAAATAAATTGTTTATACCAAATACAAATACACCAAAGTTTTCATTATTACAAGCATCAGAAAATCAAACGCAAACCGATTTTACAAGTGTAATTAATAATTCAATTACCGATGGTACTACGATTGTTCAATTTCCATACGATAAAGCAATTGTAAATGGAAATGTTGAAGGTAGAACGCCATCTCAAATTCAATTCGGCGATGATGGTACATTTGTGGGATTAAATAAGCCGGCACTTTCTTATGGATTTTTAGAAGACCTTTATGTTAATATGCAATTTGTTAAAGGTATATTAGAAACTAAAAACTTTTCTATAAAAGATGCATTATATCAAATTCTCAATGGTATATCTGGCGCAGCTGGTGGGGTGTGGGATTTTCAAATACAAGAACAAAACTCATCGGATGGTTCTACTGAATTGTGTGTAGTTGATATGAATATGAATCCACAAACATCTGGAACTCCATATAAATTTGATGTTGCTGGCGCAAATTCTGTTTTTATGGATGCCTCATTAGATTTAGATATTAGTGGTGCAAAAATGAACCAAATTATTGGAAATAGATTAGGACAAAAAGTAAACGGAAGCCAACCATCAACTCAGAGTAAAAAGAAAAAAGGACTTTTTTCTAATTTAGATGATTTAGTTTTAAAAAGTATTGAGGGAAAGCAAGCAAAGCCGGCTGATAAAGGGACAAAGGGTGGTACTAAAACTGCAAAAGAAGAAAGTGAAGCAGCTGAAAAAGCTAAAGAAAAAGCAATGCAAATGTTTTTAAGTAAAATTGGATATGCACCAAAAATCGATTTGGTTGCAAGTTCTGATTTTAGCAAAACATTAGAAGATATGACGTATATTACTGCATATAATGACCAATTAGTATTTGAATCATTAAAAAATGGTAATGATAAGAATGTAAGTGCAGAAAGTAATGCAGTATCTGCACTAATGCCAATTAAATTTAGTTTTACTATACATGGCGTGAGTGGTATTAAAAGAGGTGATAAATTTATGGTAAGTGGCATTCCTAGAGCATATGAAGAAACTGGATTTTTCCAAGTAACATCTGTAAAACATACAATTACTGATATGATTTGGAAAACTGAAATAGAGGGTGGATTTAGAATACAAAGAACATAATATAAAATGAATTTAGATAGATATAATACAATATCAAATATTGGTAGTACTTTTGATGAAAAAATAATATCATCGCATATTCCAACCTTAACGGATTTGGACTATGATAGGGGATATATTGTACGTTATTTTATTCAAAAAGCAAATGATACTAAATCCAGAATAGTTGAAGTTGATTACATAGGATACAAAAAGTTTTTAGGAAATGCATTTTATACAGCCGCATCTTTAGATTGGAAAGTAAAGGGAACTGATGAAGAAATAAAAGAATGTAATTTTAAATCAATAAAGACTATTGTTGATAAGATACCATTGATACAATCATATCTTCCAAATTTAATTCAATTTAAAAAGAAGAAAGATTTGGTACTTTAACAAATTATTCGTATATTTACATAATTATATGGGGATGCCATGGACTTGATTGCGATGAGAATGGTAGTACCACACGTAGACAGAAGTGCTAGATGTCTTTAAATCTGTACAAAACAATAACTGACGAAATGTCAACTATGACCTTTGATTCTATGATGGAATTCATTGGTGC